CATTCAAAAATGCAGATAACATGGTAACCAAGATATCACCAGAGATCTTACAATTGGAAGGGATGTCTGGTTACAAAACTCGCGCCTTTTACAACAATCTTTCCTCAGCTTGGGGCGTGCGATATCTCGAGATTGGTTCTTGGAAAGGTAGCTCTGCCTGCTCTGCAATGTTCGGAAATAGTATGGATATAACAACGATTGATAACTGGAGCCAATTCAATGGGCCGCAAGCAGATTTTCAGAAAAACATTAACACATTCGGTGGTGATAACAGGATAACCACTATAAACAAAGATTCTTTTGAAGTGGACAATCTGCCTTACAAGTATAACGTGTATCTTTATGATGGCGATCATTCTATTGAAGCTCATGAAAAAGCACTCACGCACTATATAGACGCAATGGATGACACATTCATATTCATGGTAGACGATTGGATGTTCGAGGGAGTGCGCAAGGGCACCTATGATGCAATCGAAAAACTAAACCTAAAAATAGAATACTATGAGGAGCGCAGAAAGATGTTGTCTTTTGAAGATGATAATGGACCAGGGGGGTCAAGACGTTGGTGGGCGGGTGATGATGGTAATCTTGAAATTGTTCAGTCAGATCTTAAAGGATATTGGAATGGTATCGGTGTTTTTGTCCTTACAAAAAAACAAATAGATGTCTGACTATATAGGGCTTGCCCTTTTGCTGCTGGACATATTTACATATGGTAATATTTTAGTTTAATCACAACTTTTCTTGGGACCACTTGAAACCATATGCGGATGGTCGTTTTCCTCTAGCACACTTGCTTATACTAGACCCATCAGTCTTTCCAAGAGCTCGTGCTGCTTCCTCACTAGAACCATAGGAGTCAACGTATGTGCCATCAATGGTATACTGATACACTTTCTTAGATGCGTGATTCTTCTCACCGGATCGTGATTCGCTCATCTTTTTCTTGGTCTCTTCACTCAATACCTTCCCGGTGTGTGCTTCGCTCAATTTTTGCTTGTGTTCATCACTCAATACCTTCCCGGTGTGTGCTTCGCTCATCTTTTGCTTGTGTTCCTCTGTGCGAGTCTTCCCGGTCTGTGCTTCGCTCATTTTTTTCTTGGTTTCCTCGCTCAATTTGCCAGTGGAACCACCGCCTTCCCGCAGATTATACCCACCAGGTGACAATGTTCCAAGCAATGCCACCAGCATCTCCTCGTAGAAATTAAGTTCCTCATCTGGAATCTCGTACCACTCTTTGTTGAAGTTATCCCATCCGTGCTTCTTGATGGCGGCCAAGATTGCCCTACACCCGCTGCGCTCAAGTTGGTGTTCTTTGAGGCGTTCTTCTATAGGACGGATTGTTTGCCCAATGTACGCTTTTCTGGACTTCTTCTTGAGCGTGAGCTTGTAAACGAAACCCATTTATGTGTGATTTTTTACATATAAATACAAATATCTTTAACATGTCGATATGATATGCTGTGTGTGCTATGTTTAATTGTCATTTGACCCAGGGATCTGGAAAATGTATAACAATTGGTGCAAGGAACAATCTTTAAAAAATTCCACAAATACCACCAAATGTCGCTCGCAGACTTTGTGACAGAGTTCCTTGGAAATGACAAGTTCTGGTTTTCCAAGAATAACGAATTTGACGAATATCTAGAGGAGAAATATCAGCACCTGCTAGACGACCCATCTGGTGACGATTATCTGGGTCTCGCTATTTTGTATGATCAACTCCCTCGGCACGTTTTCAGGAGCTGTCAAAGCTCTCATATTGTAGAGTATTTTCTACGCAAGTCGCTGAGAAACTATGCCAAGATAGATCTTTCTCAGCTCACCGATGTCGAGTGGTGCTTTGCTCACCTCCCCGTGCGTCATACCAACAACCCCGTGTTGATCACTCTCACGGCAAAGAAGGCTTGGGAAAGGGTGGTCCCTGGACACGACCCTTTCCTCATCCGCTTCCTGAAGGCCACGTATGAAAGGTGTCCAATCTTGTCTCAAAGCAAATTCATCACCAAAATAGAAGGCAATACATTTTTGCCACAGATGCATGAACAAACATTGCATTTCACACCAACCGGACCTGTGCTACCAACGAACCCAAAGAATCATGTGGTGAAGGAAGTGATGAGTGCCCTGGTATCTCAGCGACCAACAAAGCTGATAATGAGCATCTCTGGCGGTTCTGATTCGATGGTTGCTTTCCACATCATTCATGGCCTGAAAGAAGCCTTTGGGTATGACATCGATGTTGTTATGGTAAACTACACCAACCGGGATAGCGCATACGATGAGGAGGCATTTGTTGCAGACTGGGTAAACTCTTTCGGATATCCTCTCCATGTGCGGAGGATCGATGAGATAAAGAGGAAGCAGTGTGCCGACAATCAGCTGAGAACCGTATATGAAAAGTATACTCGGGATGTCAGGTATGCCACATATAAGACACTGGGCCCACACCCAGTTGTCATGGGACATAATAAGGATGACTGCTTGGAAAACATTCTGCAAAACATTGGAAGTTGCCAAAAGTATGATAATCTTTCTGGGATGGACACGCTTGTGGTCCAGGATGGCATTCCATTCTTCAGACCCTTGCTTGATGTTTCAAAGAATGACATTGTAGCATATGCCAGAGAGCATCAAATCCCTTTCCTCCCCAACTCTACACCCCCAACCATGAAGAGGGGACAGATACGGAACAAGGTGGCGCCTGTGCTTAACGATTGGAATGATCTCTTTGTTCCGGGATTGTTCCAACTGAAGAAAACCATGGCGGACATGCACAAGGTTGTAGAAAAGAGCGTCGAGATGTTTGTGCAAAATTTTGATGCTAACCGTGTTGCGTGTGTGGACAAGTCATTCTTGGAGATGGGGGAAAACTTCTGGAAACTGTCGCTGAAGAAACTGTTCCCAACCGAAAACATCAGCAACAAGATGATAGTATCGCTGATGGAAACATTTACCAAGTGTGGGGATTTCTCAAAGTTTGAAATAAATAAAAATGTACAGCTTATCATCAAAAGTGCTTCTTCAAAAGTTATAATTGAATTCAAACTTTGCAACATGTAAACATCTACTTGAACCATGGAAACTTACCAGAGAATGCCCACACGAAGAGAATGTACAGTACAAAGGCGCCTACCACAAAGGAAATCATACCCTTCAGCAATTCTGCTCCCATTCCTTTATTCAAAAGGAATGTAATAACTATGGCCGCGGCAATAAGGGCCGTAACAACCGCGAGGTTATTGTACACTCCCATTATGAATTTTTCCCACCCAATCATATTGCCAAGTATCAAAGTAATCACGACAAGGGAAATTATAACAGGGAGTATCATCTTAATAAACCAACATATTCTTTTTCATGTGAACATTTCAGTATAAAACTAATTTCAAATGACAACTTATATATCGACAAAAATGTAATATTACTCAAGTCGCATTTTCAGTTTACATAAATGAAGGTTTATGAACTTTCATTATTTGAATGTGAGTGTGGTTATTATACAACCAATAAAGCACATGCTCAAAAACATGCCAAGACTATTTCTTGTAGAGACAAGACAATGACAAATGAAACTAAGAAGTTGATAGATAATGAAATTACAGTTGACAATGTTGTGGTTCGTGATTTGAAGATAGAGACTGAACTAAAAGAGAAGGAGTTGCTACTTGTTGAAAAAGATAATATCATCAAGCGCCAAAAGAAAGCAATATATGTATTGTCTGAAAAGATGCCACTTGACGAAGATGAGGAGGACGAGATTGGAAGTGGTATCATTTACTACATCACTGACCAAGATATGCCATCTCGTGGAAAGATTGGAAGAACTAAGAACACAGACATAAAGAAACTAAAATGTCGCTACTCAACTTTCTCTAAACCTTGTGTGTTCTGCTTCTACTCAACAGACATCAAAAAGGATGAAAATGACCTGAAGATTGTGATGAAAGAGAATGGATGTATGGATGCTACCATTGGCAAAGAAACTGTCCACAACTCGCCAGAGACAATGAGGATTTTTCATGAGTTTGCCAACAGATGAAAAATCATATGAACATTTCAGTAGAGAACTAATTTCAAAAAAAAAAAAAAAAAAAAGAGACTGAGTCTATAAGTGTACAGTATGGGAGGTAGTCTACATCTGTAGTCTACCTCTTAAATAACTTAAAAGAATACATGTCAATATTGTAATGGCGAAAGTCTATGAGTTCATGGTTTTTGAATGCGAGTGTGGTTATTACACTACAAAGAGCACAAATGCGTTAAAACATGCTAAGACTATTTCTTGTAGAGACAAGACAATGACATCAGAGACACAGAAATTTGTCAAGGAAAGTGCTGTTGGCAACAGTGTATCCAATAGCAAGACAATAAATACCTCGGTATACATCGAGGACAATAAGGTCATTAATGATAACAAGATCATCAACAACAATAGTATCAACATCACGCTTGCCGTGCCAGATAAGTCGGCAGTGTCGGCGGTGTATGACATATTCAATAAACCAGAGTTCATCAGTGAAATACGCGGGGCGGATCCTCAACAGATACCTGCTATTTTGTTTAGGCATACACGTGGAATATGCGCCGACCAGAAGTTTGTCAAATACGATTCCGACAAGAATGTCGTTGTCCACAAAGATCCTGTCACTGGAAAGGACACTGTCAAGGACCTGAAGAAATACCGAAATGAATACTTGAAAGAGAGTGCAAATTTATTTGACGACGATTACCACATCCCATACGCTCCTCAAAATATCCAGAGGGCGTTGAAAGACATGACAAAACCAACCTTTGACACTGGGAAGAGGAAAGAGACTCCTATTTCCGGCGCTCAGGTGATAAAGATGTGTGCTTCTGGCGACCACCGGATGTATAAATTTCCTGTTGAGACCAAGGATTTCTATGACGACGTTGCCAAGAATGTTGACGTTGAAATAAAGTCCA